CCCTCTTCAATATAGTATTTTAGGTGAGAGCCTATGCCCAAGTAGTTGGAACCATCTAATGCTATCCAGTTATGCAGTGCACGGGCTGTGCCTAAATAAGTGCTAGTGGTGTACTTCTCCCAGCCACCCATCTTTTCAGGAAACCCAAAGCGAAACCGTATCTTGTCACAATCACGCCAACCACCTTCGTTAGAATACGAAGTGACTTCTCTGTTTATACCTGGCTTAAATTGTAGCTTAGTTAATGGCATGATTAATAGTTCTCCGCGCTATAAAAATCAGATAAAGCTGAAGTACCTGACGCTGGAACACCTGCGTTAACAGATAGACCACTGCCCCAATTAAAGGAAAAAGATGCCGAAGAAGTCCCTGGTTGAAATGAATTAAAGTAAATCTCAACTGTACAGTTAGACATGTCGTATAAATAGTTTACACCGCTTTCAACTTCGCTAGTTGAGCCATTGTTTACACTTGTAGAGTTGGGGCTTCCGGGATCTCCAGAACGTCTAGAAAAAGATGCGTCTCCTTGAGACTGGTCGCTTCTTGTTATAGTCCCCGTATAATATGTTGTTCCTGTAAGAGTTGTTCCTCCAGACGAAGTTGCATGACTACCAACAACTTGCATTTTAAAATAATAAGGATTCTGAGTATACCCACTAAATCCAGCAGTCCATCTCCAGCCCATTTGAGTAACATACACATTATTCATAAGACAATAAGCAACAACTTCATCGGTTTCTCGAACCATTGATGTTTGCCAGCTGCTTTGGTCTCCTGAAAATGTTCTGTTGTGCCAAGGATAGCTAAAAGATGTTGAGTTTGGGTATTTGGTTCCTATGTTTGGGCTTCCGTTATATCCATACAATTGTGTGTAAGTAATGTTTTTGTAAGTGCTTTCTACTAAAGATCCGCCCCTATAATATTCAGACACAGAGTGTGGTGCAGTACCGCCAAATTCACCCGCGATATCTCCTAAAGATATGGTTCCTGACGCTGGCAGAGTCATAACTACACAGTCCCAAATGCTGATACATCGTTTGCAGAGGTAATTGCGCCGTTCGTTCCTATTTTAGCTACCTTGGTTGTTGTTCCACCGCTCGTGTAACTAAACACAAGTTCGTTACTAACAACACTTAATGTCCAATCACCTAGTGTAAATGTACTACCGCTAATCGGCACAGTAGAAAAACTTAAACTACCAGAGCCGTCTGTTTGAAGGTATTGACCATTTGTGCCATCGGCGGTCGGATAACTTAGGCCGTCCAACACAACTTTTCCGCTCCCGTTTGGCGTGATGGCGATGTTGCCGTTACTCACGGACACAATTGAATTGCCGTTTACATCTAAATCGCCTCCAAGCTGCGGAGTTGTGTCTCCCACAACATCAGAAGGCAGCGCACGAACCTGTGCGCCAGAGCCAGCACCATCACCATAAATCCAAGCAGAGGCTCCTGCTAGAATAGTCACGTTGCCGCCAGAGCCTTGAGTAAACACAACTGACTGTGATGTAGTATTGTTTACAAGATACAACTTTGACTGGTCGTTAGGGGTAACGGTAATCGTATTTGTGCCTGACGGTGAACCAGACAACACCAATACTTTATAATGACCGTCTGACAAAGCACCATCAGTGGTGGTAAGTGTTGTAGCTGTGCCTGTTAGACTAAGCGTGACAACGCCATTTAACACGCGGTCAATAATGTCGAAGTTTGTGTTGACTGTTGTGCCCCAAGCTCCAGCCTGTTCACCAGAACCTGGCTTTTCAATGCCTGAGTTTGTTGTAAACGTACTTGCCATTTATGCCACCTTATTTGTCCATGTTTCAGGCGATGTGCCTGCGTTAATTTGAACCCAGCTATCGCCTGTGTGTGTTATGGGTGTCCAATTTTCAGTTGTTGCGCCTGCATCTACCTGTACCCAAAGTATATCACCGTTTGCTGTTATAATAAATAGACTGTCCATTGTTTGTGAACCAGTCAATAAAAACCCTCCCAAAGCAGACAAGTCAAACTGAGAATCTAATGCCACTGCTCCGTCAAGCAATAAGCCTCCAAACACAGTTTGAGTAAAGTTTGCATCTAGTTCTGCAACCCCTGACGCAATTAATTGTTGCGCGGTGGTTTGAGTAAAGTTTGCGTCAACACTAGCGGTGCCCACGGCTATAAGTTGTTGAGTGGTAGTTTGAGTAAAATTGGTGTCAACACTTGCAACACCAGAAGCTGTAAAGTTTGGCGCGGTAGTCTGCGTAAAGTTTGCATCTACTTCCGCAACGCCTACAGCTATAAGTTGTTGCGTTGTGGTTTGCGTAAAGTTACTTGATAAATCTACTTCAGCTACAAGAGTTCCAGCGGCGGCAGCTATTTTTACAAACAACGCTTCTAACTCTAACACTCCTGAAAAAGTAGCGCTGGCGGCAGTTGTTTGCGTAAAGTTTGCATCAACGGTCTCAGTCCCAAACAGCAAAATGCCTTCGGTAGCGATACTGTTTTCAGCTATCGCGTAAGAACCAAACATTAGTCAGCACCCTGAACAATCTTCATGGTTTTACGGGCCATGTTACGTCATCAAGAGATGTAGCATTGTCTGTGATATCTCGCAATGCTTGGCGATAATTTGTTTGGGCTTGAGTCATGGTTAAGTCTGAACTAGCCCACCAATCTGTTTCAGCAAGTAAACGAGTACGTTCTTGACGCAACGCCATCATGTTTGCTTCTGCTGCAACAGCATCTTCATCATATTTAACTACATTGTTGTTTGCATCATAAGCAATGTCACCCTTTATGGTAACAACAGAAGAATGAAGAGAAAATATAGCCGCATGTTTCATCCAGCAATCTCCATGAGTGTAATTGTAGAAACAGAGTTTGCGCTATCGTTTTGCACCGTAGATGTGCCACCATCGTTTGCTTTAAAAACAGTTTTGTATGTTGTTGCAGAAGTGGTTGAGGGGCTGTCTAAAAAGCAACTAGAAATGCCTGCTCGAAAAGATGTGGTTACATATCCATAAAAATAAGCAAGAGCAAAATTGTGAACGTCACTAGAATTTCTTTGTAACTTTACATTTAGACTTCCAGTGCTAATAAGAGTTGCGGCACATCCCTGTTGTTGAACAAGTACCATTATTTTAGAAGATGTGGAAGATGGAGTTATAGTAGCCGTTAAACCTGTATCCACATAAGAACCTGTAGCATTTGAAACGGCAGTTGAGGTAGTGCCTTGAACCACCTGCAACACAGCCCCACTGAGACCATCGTTTGCAAACTTTGCTAAATCTGCTGCGTTACTCATGCTAAGTCTCCATGCACTGCTACTTCATCATAAGCATGATCTTCTTCTGCACTGTTAGAATAAGTAACAAAATTAAATGAGCCAGCAGCTCTTGCATAAACTTCTGGATTGTAAGTACGAGAAGCGCCTGCCGCATCATCTAAATCAGAACGCAAAGCTGTTGTGTAATTTACAGAACTCATAGCGTTTGTTTCTGATACAGTCATTTTTCCAACCGCTAAGTCTGTAATCCCGCTCACATTAAATGAATCTCTTATTGCTATTGTGCCTGTACCATTGAAGAGACCCCATACTTTTGCACTTCCACTTGCAACTGTACTCATGCCAACAGAGTTATTACCGCTGGCATCCTTCAGGGTGTTTACTCTAAGTTCGCTTGCCATTATGCTAGGTCTCCTAATACCGAACCCCAGTTACCTGTGTAGTCATAGTTTGTTCTGTTTTGATTTGCATCAAGATACACAACGTCTACTCTAATAGAGGCAGCCAATAAATACGAGGCTAAACCACCTGTAGCATTTTTCAAAGTCCACTGTATAAGTGCGCTATTTCCCCCTGTGTTATAATACCCTTGACCAACAGAAAAGTAATTTACGTTGCCCATTGAGTTTGTATAAGTATGCGTAAAATCACCTGAACCATTATCCGTGAGGCTACTTTGATTAAAGCTATCATTTGTTGCGGGTGTTCCAGTGCCATTAAAGTTTACCCAAAACTTTGCCACCCCCTGTTGCAGTTGCATTGTAGCAGAACCGCCTTCAGAAGTAATGGTCACATTGCCAGCCGCTGTGTTACCTCTTAGGTCATCTACTTTTAGAATACTAGCCATTATGCGAGGTCTCCATTACAAATCAAATTGAAGTCTTCAACATCCGAGTTTTTTGTAGCGTTAGCATAACTTGCTTGCGCCCTCAAAAGACTAGAAGTTTTCCAACTTCCAATGGCAACATTAGCAGGACCACTGACCCACACAGTTTGCCCATAACTTGATGCAAAACCCGCAAAACCAGAAGGTGCAAAAGTGTCCCCGCTGAATGCGTTTGTAAAATTTAGAGTTATATCTCCCACTGCGTTATCTGTAACAGATGCAATATTTAACGACCCATCAATGCCATTGTCACTTTGGTCAAAGTTCACCCAAGCCTTTGCCGCACTCTGCTTAGTTAACCCAACAGGGCCAGTACCAGCCTTATCAGCAATAGTATCTACATTCAGTACACTGGTCATACGATGCTCCAATACCCGTTAACAGTCACAGTAGCAGACTGTGTTATAGGGCCAGCCGAAACACCGTTCTCATCTGCATCAATCGTAATGTCTGCGCTGATGGTCTGACCATTCAAACGGATGATGCTGTTGTTGCCCTTGAATGGATAGCGTGTGTCTGATTCAGTCTTGGTGTACGAATTAGCAACAGAAAAGGTGTCATAGATGACCATCTCAACTACGTCATTGAGGCTTGCTCCTGTGACCAAGACTACTGTTGTACCTGTTGTAGCGGTATAGTCCGTCCCTGGTTTAAGCAAAACACCGTTCTGGTACACATCCATGTACAAGCTGTCTTGATACGTCAAGACTTTACTGTCAACATCGCTGCCGCTAAAAGAGGTTTGCCCCGCAGTGGCTTGGTAGACAAAGCGATTGCGAAAACCTACTGCTGGGGATTTACCTATGTAGGGCATTACGCTAAATCTCCTGTTAGGATGCCAGACACATCATCTGGTTCAGCATAAGATGTTATTCTTGGGTAGTATGAGCGATACAAGCAAGCTGTAGTTGTTTCAAAACCGCCAAAGATAGACATTACAGCTTCAAGTTCATCACTTGTTAAAACACAAGTCCACTTGTTGCTTTCCATAGTGTTTGTAAGGTTAACTTGAGAATAGCCTGTATCATCCGCAAATGAACTAACATTATAGCTATCATCAATAACACCGTTGTTGCTGTCTAAATGCCACCATGCTTTGTTCAACCCATTAAGCACGTTAATGCTAGCAGAACCTTTGGTTATAGCAGTGCTTGTAGTTACATCACCCGCACCAGATACAGTGCCAGTAAATGCAAATGTATCTGCAAGGTTAATACCATCTGCTTGTGTTTTGGTCAGTGCCATCTATCTACTCCAAAAAGGGATGACCCCTACACTTATGCGTAAGGGCTATCACCAAGTACACTTGTATCCCAAGCTGCTTTTAGCTTTGCGATTGTATCTGCGTTAGTAATTGCAGATGCTGCTGGGGCATCACGAAGAGCCTTTTTCTTATTTACAGAAGCAGTCTTTGCATCTGCATCATCGGTCTCTAGTGCTTTCATGTACACCACGTCTTCTGCGTCAAGCAGAGGCGCACGAACTTCACGGATTTTGTCCTTGAAGATTAC